CCTACCAAGGTCTTGGTGCTCGTGGCGTTAATAACCTGGCTAGCAAGCTGCTGATTGCTTTGCTGCCTCCTAACCAAGCTTTCTTTCGTCTCTCTGTAGACGACATGAAGCTGAAGCGGGAACTTGAGAACTACAAGGAGCTGCAGTCAGAATTTGATCAACAACTGGCTTTGATGGAACGCGCAGTGATGCGTGACATTGAAGAGTCTGGTGATCGCACGGCGCTGTTTGAAGCCCTCAAGCATCTGATCATTGGTGGTAACGCCCTGCTGTATGTCGCTGAAAGTGGCACCAGGGTTTATCCACTGAAGTCTTTTGTGCTGAACCGTGACCCTGAAGGGAACATCCTTGAGGTTGTGGTGCGTGAAGAAGTTAGCCCTGATGTGTTGCCTGAAAAAGTTGCACCTAAAGATAACGAAGGTAAATTTGTAGACAAAACTGTTTTTCTCTACACCCACATCCTTTGGGATTACAAAGCTGATCGGTGTAACTGGTACCAAGAGGCTTACGCAAAACAGATTGGTAAGAAAGGTTCTGTTCCTATTGAAAAGAGCCCCTGGATTCCTCTTCGTATGTTCCGCGTGGCTCATGAAGCCTACGGTCGTGGTTACTGTGAAGAGCTTTTGGGTGACCTCAAGAGCCTTGAGTACCTCTCTAAAGCAATTGTTGAGGGTTCTGCTGCAGCAGCAAAAATTATCTTCCTCTGCAAACCAAACGGTACGACTCGTCCTGATGCTCTTGCTCGGGCTGCCAATGGATCAATTGTTGCAGGTGATCCAAATGATGTGGCTCCTCTGCAAATGCAAAAGCAGGCAGACCTCACAGTGGCGCTCAACACCATTGCTCGGATCGAACAACGCTTGAGCTTTGCGTTCCTGCTTAACAGTGCCATCCAAGCTGGTACTTCTGGCCGGGACCGAGTGACAGCCGAAGAAATCAGAATGGTTGCACAGGAGCTGGAAGCAGGATTGGGGGGCATTTACAGCATCCTGAGCGTTGAGATGCAGCTTCCTCTGGTCAATCGCAAGATGGCTCTTATGGAGCGTCAAGGGCGTCTTCCGAAACTTCCTAAAGATGTTGTGAAACCTCAGATCACCACTGGTCTTGATGCTCTTGGCCGTGGTAACGATAAAGCCAAACTGATTGAGTTCCTGCAAACCATTGCTGGCACTCTGGGTCCTGAGGTAATGGCTAAGTACGTTAATAGCCGTGAGCTGATTACCCGCCTTGCTGCTTCTGATGGTCTTGATACTTACAAGTTGATTAAGTCAGACGAAGATCTTATGGCTGAAGAACAGCAGCAAGCTATGATGATGCAGCAACAAATGGCCGCGCAAGATCCCAATAACGATCCTGCTAAACAGGCCGCTCTCGTTAAAGCTGAAAATGACTCAATCCGGGCAAATCAAGAAGTCGCCGCTGGTGGAGGAACCCCTGGAGGTTTCTGAGGCTCCTAAAAAAGCCGCACCTAAATCCAAGATGGATGTACTGATCGAAGAGCTGAAAGCTAAGAAGCCTGAAGTTTACGAACAGTACGTTGCTGCTGCCAAGAACAAGCGGCCCGTTTGGATCTATCCTGATCTGACCGTTCGGATCGGTTGATTATGGAAGTCATTGCTGACAATTTCCTGTCTCAAGAGACGGGACCTTATAGCGAGCAAGATCTGCAAGCTCTTCAAGAGGCTGAGCAGCAAGAGCAACAGGAAGAGCTCATTGGTGGCAAATTCAAAAGCCCCGATGATCTTCTGCGTGCTTACCAAGAACTAGAGAAAAAGCTTGGCAGTCGAACTGGTTATGAGAAAGCTGAAGGGGAACCTGAAGCTGGTGATGACCAAGCCGCAGAAGAACCTGTCATTCTTTCTCAAGAAGAGGAAGCCACCATTCTGGAAAGCATTGGTGGTGAAGAGAATTTCAGCGCAGTCCAACAGTGGGCAAAGGAAAACCTTGAAGCTGGTGAGCTTGAGGCTTACAACCGTGAAGTCAATAGCGGTGACTACTACCGAGCTCGTAACGCACTGCAGTCTTTGTACTATGCGTTCCAAGAAAACTCTGGTTATGAGCCTGAACTAATTGGTGGAAAGCTTTCTGCAAGTAGCAGTGATGTGTTCCGTTCAAGCCAAGAAGTCATGGCTGCTATGAGTGATCCTAGGTACTTGCAGGATTCTGCTTATACCCAAGATGTACAAGATAAGTTGCTTCGTAGCGACGTTCTTGGTCCTAGGGGTTAATATTTCAATAGCGAACGTAAACATTGTTGCCGCCGAGGCGATAACAACAGTGATATACGAGCGCTCGTAAACTTCTACCTCCATACTGACGATGCCTGATTTTGCATCTCTCAGCCGGTTGGGTGGGCTTAACGGCGTTCAGTACAACGCAGGTTCCGCCTCCGGCAACTACGAGAAAGAGAACTCTAATTTCCTGAAAATCTTTTCGGGAGAAGTTCTGACCACTTTTAATCGTGAGACGATCTTCAAAGATCTGACCATGAAGCGCACCATTTCTTCGGGCAAGAGCGCAAGCTTCCCGATTACTGGTCGTTTCTCCAGCCGTTACCACCGTCCTGGTGATTGGATCACCGGTCAAGGTAACAAGGGCATGATTGGCGAAAAGATCATCACCATTGATGACCTGCTGATCGCTGATGCTTCCATCTATGACCTGGATGAAGCCAAGCTGCATTGGGATGTTCGTTCGATCTATTCGACCGAGCTTGGCCGCGCACTGGCCCGTGCCTATGACCAACGTCTTGCTCGCACTCTGCTGGCTGCTACTGAGTCTGACGGTCGTGTGAAGGACTGGGATTCCAAGCGCTTCCAACTGAATGGTGGTACTTACTCCTCTGTGAGCACCAACACCATTACCCTGAGCGCTAACTTCCAAACCGCTGAACTGACCTATTGGGCAGTGGGTGAGGTTGTGTACGGTGAGACCTCCGGTGCTTACGGTGTTATCACGACTGCTCCCACCAACGGCGCTGCTACCTTCGTCATCAACCCGATTGGTTCGATTGGTACTGGCTCTAACGCTGCCTTTACTGTGGGCGAGCGTCTGTTCGTTCTGAACGCAATGCCTGGTGGTACTTCTTTCACCGGTATTGACCTGAACGGCGCTGCTGACCGTAACGCCCGTGGCGATCTGATCGTTGAGAACCTGTTCAAAGCTTGCCAAGCTCTGGACGAGAAGGATTCTCCTAAGGAAGGCCGTGTGTGCGTCCTGAGCCCTGGTGCTTACTACGACGTGCTGAACAGCGACCGTGCCATCAACACCGACTTCAACGCTGCTGGCGGTGCTAACGGCTCGATCTACCAGAACCGCGTGGCTTCTGTGGCTGGCTTCCGTCTGATGACCTCCAACCACCTGGGCGTCAACAGCTACACTGCTAACCAGACCTATGTTGGTCTGAGCAACCAGTCTGCTGTGACCCGTGGTGAGCGTCCTAACTACATCAACGGTAAGGACGGTTCTAACGGCGATGCTGCTTCTGGTACCTACGATTACTACCAGGATGAGCAAGGCAACACCTCGTCCATCGCTAACTGCTTCGGCCTGTGCTTCTCCAAGGAAGCCGTGGGTACCGTGGCACTGAAGGATGTGTCGATGCAGATGACTGGCGCTGAGTATAAGGCCATGACTCAATCGACCATGATGGTCGCCAGCTACGCTGTGGGTCACGGCATCCTGCGTCCTGAGTGCGCTGTGAGCCTGCTTCATGACGGTAACCCGTACTGAGTATAGTACTTATTAATGGGTTATGCTTAGGGGGTCTTCGGATCCCCTTTTTTATGTCTTGCTGCGAACTTACCTGGGCTGCTGGTCTTTTTGAAGGAGAAGGTTATATTTGCATTGTTAGTAAAGCTGGAACCAGAGGTTACATTAATAACTCCTGGAGAATTGGAGTTGAGATGACGGACAAAGACGTTGTAGAACGCTTTGCAAAAGTCTTTAATTTAAATGTGAAATTTAAGCCAAGATCTCACAAGAACCCAAAGTGGAAAAATCTTTATGTAGCTCAAGTTAGCCATCAAGCTAAAGTGAAGGAAATTGTGGACGCTCTACTGCCATTCATGGGCGAGCGTCGCCGTTCAAAAATGGAGGAATTCCTTGGCGACTTCAAAACTCAGTGCAGTTAACACCCTTCTCGCCATTATTGGTGAGGCACCTGTAAATAGTCTTAATGCTCCTTTGACTGGTGACGCAAGTCTTGCAGAGCGTACTCTGGATGAAGTGAGCCGAGAGGTTCAAGGTGCTGGGTGGTCTTGGAACACAATGCTGTATGACTCCATTCCTCTGGACGCTTCTACAGGTCAATCCCAGCTTCCTAGCAACACCCTTGCTGTTCGGTTCAATCCGCTTACCTACCCATCTCAAAGGTTTGTTCTTCGTGGTCTTAGGCTTTTTGATCGCATTAGGAACTCATACGATTTGAGAGGTAGTTTTGGTGTAGCAGTTATTGGTAACACCAGCGATCTTGTAGCTGAGATTGTTGAAGAACTTGACTGGGACAGTATTCCTGAAACTGGTCGTCGCTACATTATGATCCGTGCTGGTCGTATGTTTGCTAACCGAGCTGTCACTTCTGCAAGCCTTGAGACCTATACAGCAGAAGATGAAGAACGAGCCTTGCAAATCCTTAAGCGTACTGAGGACATGGCTCAAAATTACAACTTCATCAGCGGTCCTGACGATATGTATGGTGGCCGTGTGATCACTAACTTTGGTCCCGATATTCTGAGCCGCTGATGTCAAGAGAACTTTTTAGCCAAATCATTGGCCCTCTCAATAAAGG